GAGCAGTTTGCGGACAAACGCCGCGTTCGCCATCTCCAGCCCGGTCGCATCGTCCGGCGGGGTTGGTGTGGTTGGCGTGCCGGTGAACGCCGGGCTGTCCAGCGGCGCTTTTGTATTCGTCTCGTCCATGACGACTTTGACGGCTTTTGGTGTGGCCGCCAGTTCTTCGCTGTCGTTATCCGTGTCACTACAGAGTTGCACCAGGCCTTTTTCTGTCGTGGTGGCATTACTTCCCTTCAGGTCATCAACAATCTGCTGCGCCTCGTCCCTGCACCGTTTCGCTTCCTGCGCATTGCCTTCGCTCGCATCCTGACTGGCCTTCGCCTGCCGGGCGTATTCTGCGGTGGCATTTTCATGTCCCTGCGCCTTATTTGCCGCATTTTCTGCACTGGTCGCAGCCGAAGATGCTGCTTCTTTATGCTGGCAGGCACGTTCAGCAGCATCAACCGATTCATCCCGCGCTGCCCCTGATGTCTGTGCACTGTTTTCTGCCTCACCCGCAAAACGTTCCGCATCATCACGGGCTGTTGTGGTGGCTTCTGCGTCCTGTGCGGTTTGCTGTGCGATTTCTGCTGCATTATCCGCGTGTTTTTTTGCATTCTGCTCGCTTTTTGCTGCCACTTCGGCGCTGGCTTTTACCTCGCCGCTCAGCGTTGCGACTTCACCGAGTTTATCAACAGCCTTATCGACGATTTTGTCTGCGTCCTTAACGGCCTGCTCTGCGCGAGCCGCATCCTGTGTGGCAGATGATGCCAGCTGTGCCACCTGCCTTTTATCTTCAGCAACGGCCTCGGCGTTCTGCTGTACGTTATCCGCCAGCGTCTCGCAGTCGCTCTTGATTTGTTGCGCATCAGCGACATGTTGCCCGGCCTGTCGTTCGCTTTCCGCTGCCGCCTCCGCGCTCTGCTGCGCCTGCGCCACCAGTTCTTCGAACCGCTTAACGACATCCGGTTTTAAATCGCCTTCATCGAGGGCGGTCAGAAAGTCGTTCAGTGTACCGGGCTTTGAATCGTCGTAAACCGAAATATCACCAACACAATATTCTCTTTCAATACATGACCGAAGATAAACGTCATATCTTCCGGTCTGAGCCTCAAATGCATATTCTCCTGCCGGCCCCGTCAAAACTGTTGCCACCGTTCTCATAACCACTGCGGATGTATTCTGTCGGGCTTTCAGAATAATATGGTATCCGGACATGGGGAGTCCCGTGCCATCCGTCAGCACACCCGAAATTAATACAGACATGTTTATTTCCTGATTCAGAAAACATTAACCAAAATAATTGACGCCTTTTTTCTTGCCACTGGCTTTCCCCTTTGCAGAAATATCCGTGGTCAGTGACAGATTCAGCGTAAATCCCTGTCCCGGTACCAGTGAAAACTCCACAGACTCAGCCTGCCAGTGATGGTCCTCACGCACACCAAATCCCTGCGTGACAAAACGCATCTCCGCCCCTGCTTTCAGCAGTTCCGGCCTGCAGGGCAACGTTATCGTCATCTGGCGTCCGGCTTTCTGCACACGTTTAACCTTCGACTCTGCACAGTGTTTTGCGGTGCCCTGGTCAGGCTGGGTAAACGGATGCCGCTTATCTGTTGACTCCACGTCAACTTTAACTTCACGTGTGCGTCCGTCACGAGCATCAAAATACCGGACCCCAACTTTCCCGCTCTTTTTATCCCCCTTCGCACCACCCGCAGCGCCCTGTCGCTCACCTTCACGATAATCCCAGTCTGATACCATACCCGGCGTAATGGTTATCTCGGGCGCATTTCTGCCCCCCGTACTCTGTGATGCCCCGTATTCCAGAAATAACCAGTAGCCACTGGTCGGTTTACTGGTGGCGCCGTACATACCTGCAATGCGGGATAAGAGGGCAGCATCAGATTCTGATGACTGCATCACCCACGGGATATGAATATCAGCAAGCACCGATGAGACGCGCGCCACCAGATTATTTTCAGTGGCGATGGTTTTCACCAGGTCGCCCAGTGTGATATCGCTGAAAGCCCGGGTTTTCAGTGCGGTCACGTCTGCGCCATGTTTTGACGCATTCATGGGGGCTGCGGTGGCATAAATGGTGAGCCGGCGGGGAGGACCACCGCTTGCCACCTGACAGACGGTAAAACTGCCTTTATTGACCAGATTTCCGTTGAACCCCAGTCCCAGCGTTAGCACCGCGCCTTTCGGTGGCAACGCCAGCGTCTCGCTGAACAGCGTTATCATCAGTTCATCGGACCGCTTTGTGCCAGCACCATTATCGGTATATCGCAGCTCAGCCAGCCCACGTTTTATTGCCTTCGTGATATCCTGGCCTTCCGCTGTCAGACTGAAATCCGGCTGATATTCATTCAGTCCCATAACTGAAACGTCTCCTTCACTTCCGGTTCATATACCCAGTCCGGCAACACGATTTCCACTCCCGCCGGATAGACCGGACCAAGGTCAGCCAGTCCGGGATTGGCTTCCAGTACCGCCGCCAGTGACTGGTTAAGCCCGGTACTGCCATAGTGTCTCTGGCAGATGTCATCCAGCATATCGCCGTCAGTAGTCCGCCAGTTTTTCGCCATAGTATTTCAGCTCCAGTGTGAACGTTTTGTTCTTCGGCGCACCGCCGGGAAGAAAGGACGTGGTGTTATCTGAATAGGCGGTTGCCACGAAATACCCCATCACATCACCTGTGCTCGAGACCAGAAGATGCGGGGCCGGATTGTCATCCACCATCTGAACCAGTGTATCAAGGGCATCCATTCCCACACCGTCACGAAATCCCGCGTGCGCCATACCTTCAAGGGTTATTGTTCTGGCCCCCTTGCCGGTATACTGCAGCAGATCGTTTTTTCCGATAAGCTGTTGTTCATCCCATCGCCATTCCATCGTGCGCTTCATGGCGTTATAAGCAGCAGTATCAATACTGAATTCAAACTCACCAAACGACAGCATGACGCGGGAGGCGACATCCGTTAATGAGCCCACCGCGTCCCATGCTTCGCGCTCAAGCCGGTTTACACCCCAGCCCAGCAAATCCACCATATTCACCCCCAGAATGCATCACCATCGGTCATGCGGGAACGCTGACCAAAATTAATATCTCCCAGATTTTTCGTTACCCTGTCTGCCAGTTGTCCGGCATCCTCGCCGGGCTTCTGAGTGATGTTAAATTCCGCCCGTATCTGATACGTGGGTTTTACTTCCACCTGGCTGACACTGCCGGGGGTATACTGAAGAGCCGAGAGAGGATCCGAATTACCCTGCCCCTGAACTGCTGCAGGTAGTCCGTCAATATAGGTGCGGGATTTCTCTTTTATCGCCTTAAAATCAGGTTCTTCTTTCGGCCCCAGCAGAGGGTCGAGAAATGCATCAAACTTTTTATCGTCATGATTCCAGGGGAGATAACCGCGGGTGTCTTTATAGGCCTGTACAACCTGTTTTGTCAGGTCAGGATTTTGCCTGAGCAGTTCATCAAACCATTCACCCTGACCGTTTTTCTGCGCCACTGCTCTCGCCAGCTCCGGCGACCCCATTTTTGCCAGATACTCCAGCACTTCCCGTCGGTCCTCTCGCGGATCATCCGCCAGCCCCCACTCAATGGCTTTTTGTGTAATTCCGGCAAGAACTTTTCCAAATTTCCACATCCAGGCAGCCATGTCGATCAGCGCCGGCAGGGCATCATCACGAATAAATGCCCGGATTTTTTCCAGCCCACCATTCTTAAACCAGGCCGCAAGGTCATCCGTCACCTGTTGAATATGTGGGGCAAGTTCATTACCCAGCTGTCCGCTGATTTCATCAATGGAAGAACTCAGAACATTACGGAGATTTGACAGTGCCACATGTCCCTGAACCGCGCCATCAGCCCCTGCCTTTGTCACCAGGTTATAGCGTTTCTGCTCACTGATAAGCTCCCGATAAGTTTTCCCTGACAGACGCATCCAGGTCAGAATTTTATTGGCCTCACCACCGAACAACGCATCAGCCATCCCCGCCGCCTGCTGCTCATTCTCAACCTGCAGTAAGCGATCAAACAAAAATTCGACCTGCTCCTGGTTGCTTTTTCCGGCCATTACGCCCGCTTTCAGCCCCAGTTTACCGAATACCTCCTGAATGGCTCCTTTGTCCGTGGCACCATTATCATCGTCAAAAACCTTGTTCCGGTATTCCTCAAACAGATCACCGATGTTTTCACCGTTTAACCCCATCTGACGGCCCAGTGAATCCCACGCCGCATAGGTTTCATAGTCCACCCCGTAGCTCCGCGCTATCCCTGCACGCTCTGCTGTTTCCGAATTCCGGTTCAGTACCGCACTTGCACCTGCTGCCAGCGTAAGCCCGGAACCAACCGAAAGCCCCAGCCCGGTCTTAAGAACGGTCCCGGCCCACCCTTTCCAGCGAGCCAGACGTTCCGCGCGCGCCAGCTTACGGTTAAATTTGTCCTGCTCTCCGGTGGCATCATGAATTTTTTTACCCAGCTTTTCATACTGCTTTCGCAGATCAGTAATATCCTGTCCAGCCAGAACGCCAGCCTGAATTTTTCGTTTCAGTACGTCCTGCTGGCGTGTCAGACGAGCCACTTCCTGTGTTGCCCCTGATAATCCGTGCTTCAACCCATCAACCGATTTTTTCCACGACGGATCTATCGTGCCTCCGATCCGGATATTCGCTTTAAGGTTATCGCCCACCGTTGCCATAACATCGCTTCCTCTCTTCCGACTCCGCCAGCATCATTGCCACAAAATCCGTATACGGCAGCGCCATCACATCTCCGGGAGACCACCCGAACCAGGCACCGGCACGCCGTATCGCTGTCAGGATGCTTTCTTCTTCCGCCGGACCGGCGGCAGCAAAAAAACATTAAACTGACGCTCCAGGGCCAGGTAATCACACGCTTCCATGTTCATCATGTCTGCCGCGTCCATCCCACACAGACCGGCAATCATATCCAGATCAGCCTCTGCTTCCGGTTTGTTACTCCGGCGATGCAACAGACGATCGCGGACAGTGGGCGCACGCATAGTGACGTGCGTGATCGTCTGTCCTGATGCGGTGACATACGGCACGGATAACACAATTTCCACGCTGCTGGCAGGAACACTGTTTTTTTCCGACATAAGCATCTCCTTTAAAAAGAAAAGGCAGCCTGAGCTGCCTGAATGACAGGATCCCCGGATTAAACCCGGATGATTTTTTTCAGATCCGCCAGAACATTAACGCCGTTAATACGACGCACAAATTCCTCCGGAATAATGCAGATGGTTTCCACACCGTCAACAGCCTGACGGTAATAACTCAGTGACATTTCCACCGTCACCGAAGCCTCTGCCTGTGACGTTGCGGGACGCGCATCCGGCGTGATACTGGTGATCATCCCCTGCAGAGTTTCCACCTGCCCGCTGGTCGCATTCCCCACCTGGTAAGCCTGGCGGACAACAATCTCCGGCGAATAAAGCCCGGCCTGTAATCCCAGCAGCGTAAGCATGGCAACATCATAACCATAAATCTTAAACGAACAGGTCAGCGCTTCCATGCCGTCATCCACTGCCACCGGTGCATCCATTGCGCCAGTTTTGATATCCACTGTCGTGATATTAATGGCAGGTGGCGTGTATTCATGTGCCCCCTGAAGGCGGATTCCGCCAGGAAGAAATAACGCCCATGCGCGCAACAGTTTTTTTTCACCCGTCATCATACCGTCAGTTCCTCCAGCGCCAGTTTATTGTTAATCATTGCCCGCAGTGTCAGGCGCTCCAGTGGTGACTTCGGCCCAAAGTCATAATCGATATACAACTGCCCTGCCGCCAGGGTTTCTGCAGTGTTCAGTTCATCGTTCAGCCATGCACTGCCACCGTGGATCGCGCCCAGATTTTTAAGCTGACGCATATAGGCATTAATGCTGCCAAGAATGTCGTCTGCCACATCCCGATCAAGCGGGCGATCGACATAAGGCAGCATGGCCTCCTGGATGCTGTCCTCAATCACATCTGCAGTGCGGCGTACCGGCTCAAAACGCCACTGACTGTGGGATGTGCACAGACGGTTACCCCAGTGTTTAAAACCGTCATGGCGAATAATGGTGGAGATATTTTCCATGTTCAGCAGGTTTGCCGTGCAGTTCTGCTCCCCGAGAATAAACGTATCCACCTGCTCCAGACCGGTGATATTCATCACGTCCTGGTTTGATTTGGACCACCACCACCCTTTTTCGTAATCAATACGGGCACGCAGCCCGGCAGCACGAGCCGAATATGGACGAAATATCGTTTGCCCGCTGTCATCCGTCACTGACACGCGCGGACGCAGCAGCTCCACACGCCCACCAAATGACGCGCGCCGCTGAACCACATCCTGCGGCGTTGCCATTGAAGGCGAGTCAATATAGGCCACAGCCCGCAGCTTCACGGCATACGTTTCCAGCGCCTTTGCCACGCCATCATCCTCACTGTACCCCGTGGCAATGAGGACGCGCGGTTGATAGCCTGTCACGCCCTTACTTTCTGTCAGCGCCTCCATGGCCTGAATCACCGCCGCACGCTGTTCGGCCTCTTTCGTCTTTGTTTTACTTTCTGCGCGCACCACAATCACCAGCGCACCAGTCTGGTCAAAAATATCTCGCAGGGCCGGGTATAATGTTCCGGCTGTGCCCAGTTTCCCTGCCTGAGTAATGGCCCCTGCCACCACCACTGGTGTATTGACCGGGAACGCCTCATCTTCTCCGCCGGATAACGTCAGGCTGAACGGCAACACCACTTTATTTTCAGCGTCTCCTGCATTCAAGGTGCTGACAGCCGCCGTCACAGGCGAATCCCCCAGCGCATTCACCACTTCAGTCACACGGTCCGCCGTGGCGTTAACCTGGCTGTGTTCGTCCGTCCCCAGTGTTATCGTCAGGGTCGTACCTTTCAGCGAGGCCACTGTCTGCGCGTTTTGTTCTGTGGCAGCCACAGCAACAACCGAAATCTTATTACCGGCCCGACCTTCCTGTTTCGCCGTGAAATCCAGCGCCGTTCCCAGCAGCCAGGAGCCGGCTGTGCCGGAAGCGCACACACCACCAGAGGCGTCCGGCGCTGTCCCCACCAGGCCAATCACTGCCGTGGAGATGGTCTGCACGGCAACCGTGCCTGTCGTCAGTTCAATGGTTTCAACACCATGTAATCCGGGCATACATTTCTCCCATAAAAAAACCGCCCTCAGGCGGTCAGATGATTAACTTCTTTTTCAGGTATTTTGTGGCTGCTCAGGCCAGCTAATATTGTTGTAAGTGGTCTTATCCGTAATAGCGCTGAAATCCATCGCCTGCAGCGATTTCGCGTAAATGCGGTACGCTTTGAGCTTTTCCCTGTCTTCGTCGCTGATTAAACCCAGCAGCAGGTCTTTTTCCCATTCGCTGGTCATGATACTGACCTGTTTTAACAGTGCGTCACGCTCATCTTCCGCTTTAAGTTTGTAGTCGAAAACAAATTCATCATTGCGGTAGAACCAGTATCCCGACGCCTCAATGCGACGATTAGCGGTAATATCCGGCAACTCAATCACACTTTTATTTTCCGGGCAGATTGAGGTGATGTCTTTTCCAACCCAGACCACTTCGCCAGTTTCAACATAAATAACTTTCAGAGTGTCTGGCTGAAATTTTTCCTGGGCTTCGTGCCATTCCTGACCATCATCGGAGAGCAGCCACAATAAAAATTTATGCTGTCGCGCCAGCTGGTATTGCTCAATTGTTTTAGGGTTTTGTACCGTAAGATTTTTTAAGTGCATCATAATTACAAACTCGCTACATTCCGCCAGACGCCATTAATCAGAACCTGCACCGGGCGGGCATTGGCCCAGTCCATACTTTCACCACCATCAAGACCGCTGATAAGGTGACCTGATGGTGCGTTCCCGCCACGCCCAATACCAATGGCACTGCCCAGACGCACATCCTGTACACCGCCTGTTTTGGTCTGATAGCGGGCATCAAAGTTTCCGTAGTTTGATGGAACCATCTGCCCGTTTACAGCGAACGTTATACTGTTATCCGTATTCCTCTGACTGTAAAAATGCCAGCCGGAATCATCACCAAGCTCTGCAACTACAGGTCGGGATGAATTACCCCATAAATTAAACGTTGCGTTTTTCGTGGAGTTGTTGGCGCTGGATAACGTGAATTTTTTAGCATTTCCGGCCTGAATATTTTTTAACGCTATCGCCACACCATTCTGGAAACGAAATACATGCTGTCCATTCGCATAAACATCCAGAATGCCGTCGCCGTTTTGTTTTATACCTGTATCGTTATCCCCGAAAGCAATTGAGTTTCCGCCCAGCGCGTTCTGAACGCCGATACCCAGCGCACCATTGACCTGAGAACCGCCGCCAACAGACACTTTATGCGACATGGATATTTCACCCGTCCGCAGATTAATAGTGAACGGTCGAAGTGGACCAATATCGCCATTCTCGCCCTGACCTTCACTGGTAGGGATAAGGTGCAGGCACTCTTCCGAACGACGAAAAATCAGACCAAAGGCTTCGTTGAAAATCCTCAGCGCATTAACACCACGGATTTTCAGTTCCCCGGTCATGGTGTCACCATCACGCTGAACGGCATTTTTTGCCTTGTCCACCGTGGGTTTTAATCCGAGGTTTTCAACAGCCTCATCCTTGTCTTCCACATCCGAAAGATTCTTTTTTCGTTGCAGATAGCGTCTGTCTCCGATTTCCTGAGTAATAATGGCCCTGTCCGGATCAACTTCCAGCACCACGTTTTGTGCGTGCGTCAGCCCAAGAACCAGCGTCAGAATAACTTCCTTGATAACAGAGTCCGTCTGGTCTGGTAAAAAGGTGTCGGGATAACGTCCGTACGCGATAAGCGTACCTCTGTCGCTGATCATCCCCAGTTCACGAAGGGTTTTACCGGGGTATGATTTACAGTCAATCACAATATCCCCGCTGATGAAGCCCTCCTCCACCGCACCGTCGGAAAAGGGTTCCTGCCCGAATTCGCCGTACAACGATGTCATTGCTGCCATTTCATCCGGCGTGGATGGCAATGCCCGCCCGCCCCCGTCACCAAGCAGAACATGCCGGACGGTCACGGTTTGCCCGTTCTGATATGCTGCTTCAATTTCTGCAGCGCCGGACGTTGTCAGAATCAGTCCATTCATACACCTGCCTCACTCTGCCCGCCTGTGGGCACTGTCTTTGTTGTCACACCGGTACTTCTGATTTTTTCTGTCGCCATCACATAGCCGTAACCAAATCCACGCCCTGTGCTGTTCCCGTAAACGTGAATACTGAACCAGCTGCGCAGATTTTTGGCACGGAGCACCGCATGCTTCAGATCCTGATGATCATTCATCAGCACCGGTAAATCTTTCTGCTCCACGTTCAGACGGAAGGTATACGGCTCCCCGGGTGGGGTCTGCTCATACCACTCAACAATCTGCGACCGGAAGGGACTGTCAGCCAGCGATGCCATCAGCGCCGCTTTAGTCCCTCTGTGGCGGTGGATGTATGCAGCACGTTTTATCGCAGACCTTTTTTCCGCCTCCGTCCAGTGTTCATTCCAGGTGTCCACCGCCATTTCCCAGGCCAGCCATGGCAGCAATTCAGCAGGACATAAATCGGGATTTTTGACATAGCGGATCAGACATACTGCGATTTCCGCCAGCATATCACCGGCGGTACTGTCCACCACCCGCTCTGCCCGGCTGGCGCTGACAGGAAGTATGCTTCTGATTTTGTCATTCATCGGTTGTCTCCACCTTGTTCAGTGTGACTGAGCGACACCACGGTGCCTGCCCCATCGCAGGAACGATATCACTGCCCGGAGAGGTCAGATTCACCGTAATCACCCCGGTCTGGTGAAGGGCACCATCCATACCAGAACGGGATGCCACCGAGCCAATCCGGTGGACGCTGTCAGTGTATGACTGCAGCGCCTTGCGGGCATTTGCCATAACCAGTTCACCATCCAGTCCGTAGGGAATATGAATATCCGCCACCACATCGTAGGGAATAATTTCTGCCGTCCGGACACTGACAAAATCCGTCAGGGGACGGGTTTCATCATCACAAACTGATGCTGCCACCTTATCCAGCAGGGGGTGTGATGCAGTGCCATTTCCGGACCGGGATAACACATAAAGAAAAACCCGGCCTTCCTGCGAATGTGTTTCCGGCCCGTAAGCCTTCACATCCAGCACATCAGGATCAGCACTTTGTGCAAAATAGTGATACGCATTTTTCGCGCCAGCGGTGCTGAGCCGTGCCCATGACAACTGGATACGTTCGCGAAAAGCGTCATCATCTTCATACACCGCCGGCGTGGGCGGAATGGTGCTGTCGTCTGCCGGGGTAATAACCAGCCGCTGAACCTGATAATTCGCGCCAACCTGATCCAGATCGTTCCCACCGGCACTGGCAAGCAGTACAGCACGGACAGCATCATTTATCTGCTGGCGCATCAGCGCCACCCGATAAGCCAGCGCCTCTGCCCATTTATACGCGGGATCAGATTCCACCAGAGCCGAAAACAACGTATCCAGCTCCTGATACTTCGCCACTATCTGAGTGACCAGCACAGCGGTGTCCGGCACCTCCACCGCATCCGGTACTGGTATCGCGGACAGATCAATAATTGCCTGAGACGTTGCCAATTTTTATCTCCTCGAGTCGAATCGTATCCTGAGTTTCGTTATTCACCCCGACAAGCGTCAGCCACGCGCTTCCTTCTCCTGTCCACGTCACTTCCACCCGCCGGAGAGTCAGGCGGGGTTCCCAGCGTTCAAGGGCGGTTACCGTTTCACGAACAATTCTCACCCGCGTGAAATCATCCTGTGGGTTATCAAGCAGACTGAAAAGTCTGCTGCCGTATTCCCTGAGCAGGACCCGGCTGCCGACCGGTGTTGACAAAATATCGGTGACGGACTGGCGCAGATGTTCGTTACCGTGCAGATATCTGCCGGTGGCTGAATCAATACCAATCATGTTGTTTATTCCGGAAAAAGAACTGAAAGGAGATTACATTTGCTGACCAGGCTGTCCGGTGCTGCCACCACTGTCGCCCCGGTGATTGTGACCGTTATAGACAATTCTGATTTGACTCATCGTTCCGTGATAATCAGAAACCTCACCACCGACCATCAGATCCGCCTTAACCACCGCCTCAGCATTCATGGTTGCTTTACCCTGTACGGTCAGGGTATCTGTGATTTCTACCGGACCGTCCAGGGTTCCCCTGCCGGTAATTTTATAGCTGCCGCCTTCAGCCAGCGTGATGGACAGGGCATTAGCCTGACGGTCGTAACGGATTTCCGTTCCGGTATCAAACAAAATAACATGTTCGTATTCACTGCCCTCAGGGACAGGAATGGCGTCAATATTAGCCCCCGGATACACCCGACCGTTACGCAGATCGCCTGCCTCCGATATCACTGTAACGGCATCTCCGGGAGCCGGGTAATTACTGACTTGCATGTAGCGCCCGGACTGTACCTGAATCCAGGGCAACGGAGGCGAAAGCACATCCCCGATATCCACCCGAACCATAACCGGGCTACCCGGGATCACCTCGTCCACCACGCCGCGACGGACCATGTCCGCCACCCTGCGGCGTAACTCTGCCACTTCATCTGCCAGACTCATCACCGGTGCCCTCCGATTTCCAGATAAGACGATAATCCTGCTCATGTCTCTTGCCGGTTTCCGGTACTTTACCCAGCCAGACTTCCTGTAACGGCGCACCTGCCGGAACCGCAAACGGATCTTCGCCGACCGGAATGTCCTGTTCGAAAGAGACACGGAAAACGATGTAGTCGTCCAGCAGCCGGTCGAAGGTATCCACCTCAGCATCGATAAAAACCGCCGGATCAACGTTATCCAGCCCGAACGTGGCTCCCTCAATCCAGTCAGATAAATCCATCGCCAGACAACGGGCAAAAATCTGCGGTTTTGGCACGTTTTCCGTCTTCCCGGCCCGGTCTGTCACCACAAACAGATCACATTTCAGCGTGACCCGCGTTTGCCCGTCAGCAAAATGAGCCTTGTCCCAGCCCGGTACATCCACAAACACAGCAGGCGTCACCAGTTGCGTCACTTTTTCCGGGTACTCATCGGCATCTTCCACCCAGGGAATTTGTTTCAGACTGTCAATCACCGCCTGATGCCAGGCGCCCATCATCAATGGCTCCATCACTCCAGCCCCTTAAATACCCGGAATTTCAGTTCATGCTCAAAATTTTTCAGGATCAGTGCTTCCGCATCCGGAAAAACAAAATCCTCTATACGGTTCAGCATGGCTTCATAAATATCAATTTCCGCTTCACGCACCCTCCGTCGTCCGGATGCCTGTCGGATCAGTATCGTTTTCCTTTTTGATATACGTCCGTTACGATTTTCCGCTTCGAACTGATTGATAAAGGCATCATCCGTTGACCAAGTGGTGACAGGCAGGGATTCCCCTGCAGGTTTAAAACGGATCTCCCGTGCCTTCCTGCGGCGGGAAGCTGGTGCAAAACGCCCCCGCTCATCGCGCAACTGATGGCGTTCGCCGCGTCGCCCCCCACTGATGCGTCCGCGCAGATCGCGTACTTTGATGGCATTCAGACCGAACCATACCTTCGCCTCATCAAACTCATCACCGTTACGACGAATGATAAAATTATGCAGAACACGCTTTTTGATCATTTTCTGACTGCGTGGGGCAACCTGTTTTTTAAACTCTGCCATAGCCTTCATCCGCAGTGCAGACGCGGCTCTTTTCAGCGCCACGCCCCAGGCTTTACGGATCTGACTTTTTGACCCACCCAGTTTAGCGATAATTTTCAGCACCTCATCTTCATCAATATCGACGACGAGGTTTCGTGCCAGCCGTCGCTGCCGGGCACTGCTTCGTTCATGCTCTCTGACTGCCATAACGTTTACTCGGTCGTTCCGGTGCAGCAGGTGTATTTCTCCCCGGCTCTCCACGCGCAAGGGTGATGGTAATCACCCCCTGACCCACAGTGCCTGACTCACCCCAGCCGGGATCGACTACCTGATAGGGTTCGCCGTGGATCATGACCCTGTCATATTTTTTCAGACCGGCGGCCCATGCGCTCCGGGTAAATAACACGGGCGCAGTATCACGAATTTCGCCGCTGCCAGTGTTCATCCCGGTGTTTTCTGCCGGGGCATCAAAAACGGCACGGATTCTTCTTTCCGTGCCGTCCGGATATATGCTGATTTCCGTCCCCATCGTATCCAGGATGATGTCATCCGCATCGCTCATGGCCTGATCGAACAGATTATCTAACATCATCACTCCCGGATTTTTTCTGCCAGACCGTCCGCCAGCAACGCTGGAACTGCGGCTTCATTAACCAGCACAACACTGGAGGCCCGGGCAAACATCAACATTTTTCCCGTCACAGCATCACAGGCTGGCATATGCGCCGTTTTCAGCATACGCACCCGGGCGAGTCCCCGCTCAGAATGCATTCCGTCGCCGGATGCATCGTTGCCCACCTCTTCCTTCCCTGTCTCCTCCCCATCGAATCCGGCGGCCTCCTCTTCCCATTCCGCCAGGCGCTGCTCAAGATCGGCTTTTGAACCTGAAATATCTGCTTCACGCCCCAGAATCACTGCCAGTTCCTGCAAACGTTCAGTCATCTGCTCTTTTGTCATCACATCTCTCCCGTGCGCTAAAGAAAAAGGCGGGAATATCCCGCCTGACCTTATTTCACCTGAACCACCACAAACGCATCCGGATCCGGCAGCACCATCAACGGCGCAGACTGCGTCATGGTATACTCGCACCCCGGGTCCCCCACCTCTAACCAGTGTTTCGGATAACGAATCGCAGAGGTGATCCCTTCACTCAGTGCCTGATTATCCTGAATGGCACCATAACAACGGACGCCTTCCGCCTGAGTGTTCCCCAGAATCAGTGTGCCTTCCGGCAGATAACGCTGTTCATCCCCGTTTTCATCGACGTAAGCGGTTTTCGCCACCACAATAGCCAGATCACCGTAATAACCCTTAAAAGAGACTACGGAGCCCAGGTCTTTCAGCGCGGTTTCCAGTTCCGATTTTGAACCACGACGGGTATCCAGTTTTTCACGGAAAAGCTTAAAGCCATTCAGCATACGCCAGACCGTGCCATCCATAATCGCGATATTGATGGTCCCGGAGGCAAAATCGCAGTACGCATCCAGATCGTGCGTTGGATCAAAGGTGTCAGCATTCTGCTGTGACCATCTGTTGCCGCCAGCCTGAGTAATGTTATTGGTGGCAGAGCGCCCAAAATCCACTTCCACCGTCTCAAACTGTTCCCCGCTCATGGTGTACTTACCCTGCAGAACGGCACTGACCGCCTGCATTTCTTCCACCTGCACAATCGCCTGCTCTTCCTGCTTCAGGTTGTCCGTCAGAATACGCAGGCGGCGGTAGGCCGGGTCATTAAGACGGGCCGGATCTTCCCCCGGAAGACGTTCCACTGCCTGCTGATAATCAAAGCGGTGTTTGGGTTTTACATAACCGGGACGTAACACGCGGGTTTCACCACCACGGCTGCGCAGCACTTTGCCTGACACCACCGGAGACACATACGCCGCAACCGGTGTTTTGCCGGTAATTTTATCCAGCATGACTTCCTGAGTATGGAAAGTGATCGTGCGACGAAAGAACAGCTCCAGAAACAGCGCACGAAATTTCACTTTCTGCTCGGTGTACCCGAGTAACTGACGCGTGGTAAATAACCCCATAATTTATTTTCCTTCAGAAACACAAACGGGCCGCATCGCGACCCGTTTTTTCAGTCAATCACTTCACCATCAGGCGTGGCTGATGGCACTTCCCACAAATGCGTTGGCTTTTTTCACCGCATCCACAGAGTCAGGCCAGACCAGCGACTCAGTGGCAAACGTACCGCTTTTGTAGTACGTCAGCGTGGGTTCTGTTCCGGTAAGCGCCAGAGCCAGCACCCCCACTGCCGTTCCGGCTTTCTGACCATCCCATGCCACCAGTTTACCGGTGGCGTCATCCAGCATCAGTGGCGTCAGTGCAGGCGTGGCAGCACTGATACCACTGGTGGCTGTTGCGGTATGCGCCGGATCGCTTCCGGCAAAAATGTGCACATCCGCGCGCTTTTCCGTGGTGGTTTTAATCATTTTTCAGTCTCCTGATTTATCTGAATTCCGGATATCGCTTACGGCATACTCATCAGCAGGTCTTCCTCCCCGCGCCCGGCAGTTCCGCCACCGGAAACCGCACTGGCAACATGCTGTGCCATAAAGCGATCAAAAAGTGTTTCCTGTGACGGTTGCGATGCCGTCGGCGCGGCTGCCAGCAGCGTTTTCGCCTGCGCCACCGTCATTCCAGGTTGTTCTGTCAGTGCCTGTGCAAGTTGCTCACGCCCTTTCGCCTCCGGCAGCGCCATAATCTGATCGCCGACACTTGCAGACCCCGCAACCGGTGCCGCCGCCAGTAACGTTTTGGCCTGGTCAACGGTCATTCCCGGCTGTTCAGCCAGCGCCTGCGCGAGTTGTTCACGCCCTTTTGCTTCCGGCAGCGCCATAATCTGATCGCCTGTGCCTGCAGCACCGGCAGCAGGGGCTGCCGCCAGAAACGCTTTCGCCTGCGCCACCGTCATCCCCGGCTGACCTGCCAGCATCTGTGCCAGTTGCTCACGCCCTTTTGCTTCCGGCAGCGCCATAATCTGATCACCCGTGCTGTCAGTACCGGCAACCGGCGCAGCAGCCAGCAACGTTTTCGCCTGCTCAACCGTCATTCCAGGCTGACCTGCCAGCATTTGCGCCAGTTGCTCGCGCCCTTTCGCCTCCTGACAATTCAGGATCCCCATCACGCGCTGATTTTCCTGGGCCACCGCTTCAGCAACGGTGAGATTTTTAACAGTCATTGCATTCTCCTTCGTAACAGAGTCATTCAGTGCAGAAACCATCACTTCAACGGCATCTGCAGCATTAATCAGTTGATCAGCCAGACCTGCATCAATGCCTGCCTGACCGTCATAAACGGCAGCCTCGGTATTCATCACCGCCTCTGAACTCAGCCCCGTATAAAGCGCCACCTTGTCGACAAACATCCGGCGGGCCTCATCAATACGGCGCTGAAAATCTGCACGCACACCTGCCGGCAATGCCTGAATACTGTTGCCGTCAACCTTGTGCTGCCCGGAGTAAATCAGCGTGATGTCCACCCCTTCCTGTGCCAGTTGTTTCTCGTAACTGGCGTGCGCCATCATCACGCCAATCGAACCAATTTTTGCCGTCTGCGTGACCAGCCGACGGGTACAGGCTGCCGCCAGCAACATGGCGGCTGAACAGGCCATGTCATTACACAGCGCCCACACGGGCTTCTGTTCCCGCAGACGGTAAATCATGTCAGCACAGTCAAACGCCCCGGCAGCCTGACCGCCCGGGCTGTCGATATCCAGCAAAATGCCGCGCACATCCGGATCATTCACCGCCATCTGAAGGCGGGCCGTCAGGCCGTCATAGCCAGTCATGCCGGAGTAAGGCCGCAGGGTACCCAGTTTATGCACCAGCGTGCCGCTCACCGGCAGAATGGCGATGCCATTCTTCACCTGGTAACTCTTTGCCGGACGCTGACCGCCCACCATATAGTCAGTCACAGCCAGTTGCATTCCATCAGCATCAAGCTGAACAGCCTGCTGAGGAACGGCAAGGCTGCCGGCCCCTATCTCTTTACCCAGCGCGCAAAAGAAAACCCGCGCATAGGCGGGTTCCAGTAAAAGCGGTTCATTAAATGCCATGGCGGCAATATGCGATAAATTACGACGCATCGCCTTTTTCTCCCGTTGTCTGTCGGATCTGCTGCTGAAACGTGTCCTTTATCCAGATGGGGCGGGGAAGACCAGCCGCCTGTCGCTCCTGGCTTTCACGCAGTTGCTGGCGGAAAATCTCCTGATAGTCATCGCCCATCAGGGCCAGCTCTTTCTCGTACGTGCTCAGGCCACCTTCAATACGCATCACCGCTTCCTGCACTTCCTTAAGGCCATCAATCGCCATGCGACCGGCACCAATCCACTCGGCACGACACCATCCGGAACGGGCCTCCCAGAATGAAAAACGGGATTTCGGCGGGCGGATCACACCGCGAATAAGAGCTTCCTCCAGCCAGCAGGCAAACATCTGTGATGCCAGCCGGCTGGCCACAAATTTTCGTTTGCCCATAAAATACCGCCACGACTCATTGGCGGATGCCCTGGCACTGGAATAACTGACCTGTGAATAATCACGGGAAAGCTGTTCATAGGACACCCCCAGTCCGGCAGCGATGTAACGTAACAGCGCCTTTTCCAGTTCAGAGAAACCATTATCTGCATTCTGCGCTGTCTGCAGATTCAGTGAATCCCCCGGATAAAGATGCGGAATACGGACCCCGCCCAGCTTTACCGTATTGGTGGCGTAATAACGCGCGTAGCCTTTCATGATGGTGTTCAGGGGATTTTTACCGCCATCTCCCACCCCGGCGATATATTCAAATGCTTTTTCCGAATCCAGCGTGGATTCAATCGTCGCGGCATACATCGCCCGCACCACCGCCGACTGCAGTTGCGTGGCCTGCAGTGTGTCGAGCATCTTGAGACGCTCCATGACAGAATAAAACTGGTTGGCCCCGCGCGTCTGCCCGTCCTCCTGCGGCTGAAACACATGGATCATTCCCGGTCGCCCGGAGGGCAGCGTCGCCGCAATCCGCGTCCAGTTGCTGACACCGTAACCGGGCCAGTCATCGTCCTGAACATGGTAGGCCAGTGCTTTTCCGTACCGGTTGATTTCCACCCCGGCACGCATAAAACGATCGCCGGTACCATAACCGGGTGTACTGACACGTTTCGGGCTGATGGTCTTGAATTTCGTCCGGAATAATGACGTGGATTCCGTATCCCATACGGGCTGGACAAAAATTTCACCGTTAAATGTATGAACGCCCACCCCTTCACGAATAAATTCGGTAAACGAGCGACGCCCCTCCACATCCATCGAACCAAACACCGGATCGCAGAATTCCATCCACGCTGCCTCAACATCTTCAATAAAGACATGTGAATCGGCTTCCGACATCCCCAGCCAGCGCCAGTTGGGCCGGTAACTCAGACGAAACATGTGTCCGACGATATGGTCTTTATGAATTTCAACGGCGTTTGCGGCAATACCGTTATTGCGGACCAGATCATCCGCACGGGCGTTACCCAGCTGAATGGAAGGTAAGAGCGCCACGTCGGCACTTTCCGGTGCAGGCAGCCATTCCGCAAGCTGCCCGCCAAATCCGGTACCCCCTCCGGAATACCCCATACTCTGCCGCAGTGGCTGCCCGTGAAGATCCACCAGTTCCCCGTTCACAGCCCCACTCCTGCCGGGCCGCGACGCCGTCCGGATACACCCAGCGCACTTTCCAGCTCTTCAATATACTGACGCAGTTCACCAATCGTCGCCCGCGAATACTGAACCTGACGCCCGTCCTTGCTGACGGAAACCACAGCACGTCCGATCATCAGTTCATGTAATGCCCGGCGGGCATCACAAAGCATTTCATGCGTATAAACCATTCTTTATCCTCCACTCAGTGCAGCCGCGATTTCTTCCAGACTCATCTCATCGTCGTCCTGCTCATCTCTTCTGGCACGGGCCAGTGCTTCAAGATCCAGCTGCCACCGCTGAACTGAAATACGCAGGGCAGCATAGGCATATACCAGGCAGTCGAGGGCTTCGTTGCGTCGCCCTTTTTTATCCCACAGCAGTTTCACCCTGCCATTAACCACCTTCTCCACCAGCTCTTCCGCCACGATCTGACGCGCCTCTTCTTCCGAAAAAATGTCGGGGTTATCCGGAAAACGGAAGGTATACGGGGCGGCTTCACTGGCAGATACCACCGGCAGGGCAAAACGGGCGTACAGCATTTCCTTGACGGTATCGGAGCCCACCTCACACAAAAACACACCACGCTGGTTGCGCTTTTTGGGCATGGTGATCACCGGCTTGCCGTACACCGATGCCCCTTTTATGGGAAGCACAAAAAAAGTGCCGTGTTTCCTGGAACGCTGATACACAATGTCCTGGTCGATACCACCGGTATCCCAGCAGACACGGGAAATGGAAATTTCAGTACCGTCAGCATGACGATATTTTTTCCGGATCACCGTATCAACACGTTTAAGGGTGTCCTCGTCTTCCGGTCGCCCCATGATAATTTGCTTATCAATCAGAAAGGCTTCTTCGCCGGGAGCCCAGCCCCACACATAAATTTCATAGCGATCTTTCTGGGAGTCGATCCCGGCGGTCAGGTAAACCACCCGCAGGGGAACCTGCGCGCCATAGTGGCAGACTTTTTCCAGCAACAGCTCAAAGCTCAGTTTTTCTGCCACGGCCTCTTCATAGGGCTCCCCGAGCGTGGTGTTAATAAACGTCTTGACACCGTTCGGATCCTTCAGCGCATCCAGCCAGTCATAAACAATCTGTACCCAGGTGGTGAACGGACTGTACGCTGTCCACACGTGGTACGTGATTGAGCGCGGTGGCGGCATCTCCTCATCACCGGCGCTGTAAAATGCCAGGCCGTCGCGCGTCCACATCCCGGTATTGTCACAAATCCAGCGTCCGTCGGTCTGGTCAAGTTCCGACTGCCGGATCACACAGCCATTATGTTCACACAGGTAATACACCGTTTCCGGTTTACCCTTCTCCCATTTCAGGCCAAACGGCGTCGCATCATCGCCAAACTTCAGATACTGGACCTCCCCGCAATGAGGGCAAGGGACATAAAACCGCATGAAATGCGCAGATTCATTCGCGGCTTTCTCAATCTGACAGGAACCTTTGATTTTTGGCGTTGAGCCGCGTATGGATTTAGGCCATACCGAGCCTTCGATACGTTTATCGCCAAGCAGCGTCGGCGAGCCTTCTTTTTCCACATCCGGTTCAAACGAGGAGAGTTCGTCATAGCAGACCACATCCACAGATTTTTCACGGTAGTTTTTAGCTGCGGCACCGCCCAGGCACCAGAACCCCACGCCGGAGGAAAAACGCTTCAGGGTGAGTGTATTATCACGGTGCTTTCTTCCCAGCCATGGCGATAACGCTTTAAGGCAGGGGACATCCCGCAGCGTAGCCTCCACATGCGCTTTCATGAAATCTTCAGCTGCAGAATCTGTCGGCTGGAAGAGCAGGCTGTTACGGGATTTATGCTCAATAAAATACCCAACCACGCCCAGCAGCATTTTGGTGTAACCCACACGCGCCGATTTAATCAGATTAACAGTACGGATCCGGTCATTTCCCATGCTGTTCATGATGGCAACCTGAAACGGCAGGGTCTTCCATTCTCCATCAACATATGACGACTCTTTAGGCAGATAATAATTTTGATCAGCCCATTCAACTGGCGTCACCGGCAGTGCCCTTATCAGTGGCTGCAATGCGGTTGTGACGGCGATCATCATATTATTCAGCTGTAATTCGGATATATTCATCGAGTAACTCCGGTAATTTATCCCCTGCCCGCGCGCACTGATTCGCTCCCTTTGCGATAAGAGTTTTCAGATGATCAATATGACGCGGAGTTAAATCCGGAAACTGTCGCTGCATGGATAAAGGAATGGAATCAAGCGTACTGGACAATGCCATCGCCAGTTTGCTGAGAGCGAAAACGCAAAACCCTGAATCAATAAGTCTGCCTTCAGTTACCTGATTTTTTAATTGCTGTGCTATTGCCTGTTCTTCAGTCAATTTCCATCTGGCGATAAGTAATTTTTCTTCATAGTCTTCTTCGCTATCACCATCAGACACATCATTTTTACTTCTCCTCAGATACGATATGTAAAAATCACGCCAGGCATCCAAGTCATGATGCCCCCGTTTATTCGAGACCGGGGCACCAGGCAATTTCTGCAATCTGCGAAGCTGGCGATCGGTCAGACTCAAATGCCTGGCAACTTCAGTCTGCGTAGCCACGACTTACCTCGCAAAAACTCTCACCTCACAATCAGAAAACCGCCCATGTCCGGTTTGCATGTTCGTTTTTTGTACATGTCCGGTTCACAAAAAGCTTGTTTTTATATTTTTCATATAGTTAACCAGTAGGGAAACCGGACATGGTTCCCTGAAAATTTTCATAAATAGCGCGTTTTTGCGCGTGCTATGACCCCCGGTGTTTCAGGTTCTGGAAAGGACCCGTAAAAATGGGAATGATTCGCAGTTACATACTCAGGAGGGCTGATGGTGTTACTGGAAAGAACGACAAAGCGGCAACGATGATACGTTGCCGCTTGTTTAAGCAATTTAACCAGACATTAGATTACATGTAGGAAACAGTCACCGGCAGGGATGCATTCCACTGAATCTGGGAATCACCAGCCACAGCCGTGTCAAGAGTGATTTTGATGATTTTGCCCTGTTCGATACCTGCTGCATAATAACCACTATAAGTAGCTCTAGTATTAGCAAAATTTGTGGTTACATCAACTTCAGAAGATCCAACACCCTGATAGGTATAATGATCTGCTACCTCAGGCATTACATCAAAGGCAATGTTTTTATTCGGAACCCCTGCTTTATCTTTAGGTAAGCCGCCAAAGAATCCCTGCCCAGCTCTATTAGAATAAGAATGGTTATATCCACTCCACGGGCCTTTAATAGAAACCAGTGCAGACGCTCCCAAAGACGTGGTCAGCGTGCCAATTTTAGCATTGGAATCATCCTTCACTTCCAGAGTGACTGGTGCACGACCATTTTTAAATGCATTAACGTCAACAGCAGTCCCATAGTCAATCTGCGGAGAAATTCCTACTTTTCCCTGGAATGGCGTTGTGCTGGCAGTACGAATCCCCAGAACCGGAATTGCTTTGTTTACAACAACCTCAACAACCTTCTGCCCTTTCTGAACCTGCGCATCAAGGTTAATTACCGCATCACCCGTTTTTACTTCCCACGGAGTGTTTTTCTCAACCGGAGTCAGCGTACCGCCCAGCTCAATAGAACCACCCGTACCGTTTGCAGTCCATGCCATCGCAGAACCGGATACCACAGCAGAAGCTGCCACTGCCAGCGCAATCAGTGTTTTTTTCATTGAAAGATTCCCTATAAACATTAACTGAATAAAACAGCAACCAGATAAAAACATTCATATCAAAAGCGTTACTGTTTACCCGTAAACATCACAAACGTTGCAATTCACGTTGCCTTTAAAAAAGTACGGGAGTATCCTCCCGTAAATTAGAAAGACTCTGATTGCTTACTTGTTATTGTTTACAGGGACGCATGTTAGAGTTTAATTGGACATTAGTTTTCAAACTAATACTTTCCCTTCCCCGGAAATTTGTTACGCCTTCCGACCAAACACTCCACAGCTACCTTCCGATAACTTAAAAATATCGCAGCAGGAAACGGCAATGCCTAATCACCCCATAATTCGGTTCAGACATTTCCCCTCTTGCTTTCCGTGGCGGTATAAAAGCCAAAAACCAAAAACATTATCGCAGCCCCTCACACTGAAGGGCTGCTGTAATGCCTGTTACTCAGTAACTACCGCACCTTCCGGTAATTCCATACCAGCAAATACCGGACAACCAGGATGACGATCATCTTCTGTTGCTTCCAGCATTGACTCACCAAACCACTCCGTCGTGGCGCGACCATCAGCTGCTTTGTAGTGGATCAAGTACTGGTTTTCGCCATCCGCATACTGCGCGCGGGCTTTAACCTCGCCCCATTCATCACTGATGCGCATCTCCACCAGTTGAGACAACTCAAACTTAAACGGAGCAGCATCAGCACCAATTACAATCGGTTTGTTTTCTGTTTTTTCCATCATCGTCTCCTGATATCGAAGCCCGTCGCCGCACCGGGCACTGATCAACATTTGAGTATTCGCGGCGACAGAAAGAATTTATTTTATTGAGTAGCCACAAACACAGAATTTCATGCTTTCCGGACGCTGACGCATTCTTCATTTTTCAGCAAAATATTCTGCTCTTACAGGCGATCAGTTCTGCAGACACTGCCGAACACCGTCGACAATTTCACAGACCTGAGAAGCAGTATCGAAAAGCTGGCGCGCTTTATCCAGGCTGACGCATCCCACCAGGAAAAAAGGCACCAGTATCACTACCAGCGCCCATTTCGCCGCCGCTAGCGGCATTCTGTGTGTCCAGTGCTTTCGGCTCATAATTTTGCAATTCACTTGATACAATCCCCGCTGAACTAAACGCAAAAAGGAGTGTTCATGACTAAAGAGCAACTGGAAGTAATTGTCGCCTTAATCAGCAGCCAGCAAATGGCTCTGACTCACCTCTCACTAAAAGTCGCAAGCCTCACCGGCTGCGACAAGCAGGAGCTAGCCAATTCATTCCTTCAGGAGGGTGAACGCCTGCTAACCAGACACAATGGCAAGCTCGCCAATGTTATTTTCAGCCAGATTGCCAGGGGTATTGAGGCAGGCGAGGAACAATCACAAGAGAACATCAGAGGAGAGATTAACGGACTACTTCATTAAATATTGCCATAATCTCTGACTGAATTTGCTCAAAAAATGACAATTCGGTTTTTGTGCCAGCCGCTGCATTTGCCGATGCTGCGGCTTTTTGTTTATTTTTTTTCAAAACATTCTCCTGCAGAATAAAAGCTGTCATCGTTTCAACTGAAAGTGAGGCCCGTCTTTCAGTGTTTTCCAGTCCCCGCCCCATTCGATGGCAGTTCCCAGCTCTGCGGCAGCCTGCTTAAATGCCTGTGCGATTTTCTCGTACAGAGGCCAGTCCCATGACACCTGGCTACCAACATAAGCCACAACATCCACCGCATCACCGGTCAGGTGACGGCTGTTCATGGTCTGGCTTTTCCCTTCCGCAACCAGCTGTTTCTGGCGATACTTACTGCGCAGACCTTCCGTAATACCGAAATCAACCTCCGTCAGCTCCAGCGCACGGCGAACAACAGCAACCAGCTGTGGTTTGACGCCCTCCAGATTTTTTTCACTGCGACGACTGAATCTGAATTTACCCGACATGCTCACCTCCGGAATGAAAGGATTTTTGAAACGTTCCCGCGTGCACGTATCACCAGCACACAGAACAGCAGATTAAGCCCCACCGCCAGCCAGTTCGCCGCTAACGGGCGACCGCACAGATAGCTGAGTGGTGCAAAGGCATAAAGCAGCATCAGTAGCCAGGCCAGCCATGACATCAGCGGTTTATGTCTGGAATCACGGCGACGATAAAAAAAGAGCGTCAGCACGATAACCGTGCATAATGCTACATTCAGCAATCCGGGAAGGTTACTTAACATTGCCGCCTCCTCCACCCCGCAGGCGGGAGAACACACTGGACACCAGTGATGCAATATCCTGCTGGTGGATGAACGACAGAATCTTCACCGACACCACCGATACCAGCACCGCACACAGCGCATCTGCCGATGTACCGTCATACCCTGTTTTTGATGCAATCCAGGCTGACAGCACGCGCGCCCCCAGCACGCCGACGATAAACGACACCAGAAAATGCGCCACCACGCGCCAGACTGAAAGCGCCTGCGGCATCGTTGCCACAAACAACGCCCCGGCGAACGCACCAAACACAATCCCGAAATCCGTTCCGGTAAACAGCCCGTACACCGTCGCCCCGCCGAGCGCCGCAGCCGTGCCGGAACCGGATAAGGGTTCAGACATACGTTTTTCTCCTGTAAATAAAAAAAGGCCACCAGCGGCCCGTAAAAAACACCCCGTCAAAGGCACCCGCAGATGCCTTTTGTGTGGTGTTATTCAGATTTGCGCAGTAAAGGCCAGAGTACGGCCAGCACAGCCGCCACCAGCACACCATCTGCCAGCACCGACATCAGCCGTCCGGTGAAATCCACCGCCACTACCAGAAACAGCAGGATGGCAGCCAGCACAAGGCGCGCACTTTTCACAGGTACTGCTCCAGCGGTAGCTGAAGCGCCTGCGCAATTTTCTTGAGCTGTGCTTCTTCATCCGGACCAATGCCATCCTGGTCAGCGATATCCAGACACAGGCACAGTACATTAACTGCATCATCAGTACCGGCAACATCAGCCAGCTGACGAAGGGCTTCAGCATTGGCAGAGCGCGGCGACGCTTCATAACGGGCGCGGATATTTGCACTCATTTGTGCAATCTCGCCGGAGAACGGCGCAAAGGCAGGAAGTGCTGCAATGGTTTTCTCCAGTACTGCGATTTCTTTCGCGTCGCAGGTGCCGTCAGCGTATGCAATGGAATACGCACCCCAGACGGTCGCCTCCACTGCGTCGCGGTTCTCCATCTTCTTCACTTCGGTAATGGCCTTGCGGGTTTTCTTTTTGAAAATACCAAACATCGTGACTTTTCCTTTTAGTGGGTGAGCCTCCGCCCGGGGGTGACCAGCCCACAGAGAAAGTCACACTGACCATCCCGTAAGCTCACCCCTGAAAGGCTCTGTGGTTTTTGATGTGCGCCGGGCGTGGCGCGGATATGAAAAAGGCCCGCCGTAGCGAGCCATGAAAAAAATGAATAAAAAAAACCGCCTGGTGCGGCGGTTAAGGATGTATTTCCAGGTTTTGCTTAGTACGCGATTAATCTCAACGTTATTCTGAGCGATGCTTACAACATCGGAATGATGCATCACCGACCCTGCCAGGAAATACAAAATCTCCACCGGTAATGCACCATTCCACTATTGTAAAAAAATAGCACTGGTACCGTAATAAATAGCATTCATTACAGAACAGGACGCGGTAAGGAGTCAGGTAAAAACGCCCCACATAAAGTGTCAGTGCCCAAAAACAACCTAGTATCGTCCTCTGCTGGAGCGGGTAGCGGGAATCGAACCCGCATCATCAGCTTGGAAGGCTGAGGTAATAGCCATTATACGATACCCGCATATGGTGCCGACTACCGGAATCGAACTGGTGACCTACTGATTACAAGTCAGTTGCTCTACCTACGGAGCTAAGTCGGCACTGGACCGCCACCGGAGACTCGAACCTCGCACTCTCAACTTAAAGGGTTGACTCTCTTTCCTGATGAGCTAGTGGCGGTTGGTGGCCCTTGCTGGATTTGAACCAGCGACCTGGCGATTATGAGTCGCTCGCTCTCACCACTGAGCTAAAGGGCCGGGCCGAAAATAATAATCAGATGAAATCAAAAATCAAGCCCTTGCATAGATACATATCTGTCTGGCGGGAAGCCATAATAGCGGTGAAATACAGAGATAAAGTAGGACCTACTTGAATAACCGCATTTTTCTGCTACAGCCTGTCCATATCCATGTCGGGAACATAACATATTTACAGCAACCCGCATCCGTTCCTCAAGTAACAAATTACTGAACCTGAGACCTTCATCCTTGAGTTTTTTCTTTAACAAGCTCTCACTCATATGCAACTGTAGAGCAATCGCACCAAGCGTCCAGCTTGATGATATATCTGTTTGAATAATCGCTCTGACTTTGACACTTATACTGGATACACATCCACTTAAAAATAATGACATCCGTTCATCTGATTCAAACAGCGACAGGCAGGCCATCATAAGAAACATATCCGTGGTCTCTCCGGAAAATCTCTGGCTGGTAATTAAAGCTGCAGCCAGCGCAGGATTGTTGGGGTCCAGCAACAAGTAAAGCGGAATGTCAGTCAGAGGACCGCTTGTCAGCTTATGCTGGCTTTCCAGATATTGACTTACTATAGAATGGCTTATATCGACAATTTTAACTTTGCCATAATGCATAAGGAAAAGCTCCCTGATGCATTTGGTGGCCAGAACGACTGAGCCGGGCTTAAGTGACAACGTATCCTTTTCAAGAAAAATATTAATTGGGGAGCAAACCATGATAACTGAACAGACAACATCCATTATAATTTTACTTTAATTAGCAATTGGTTAGCTTAATTATAGCCCCAAAAAGTAAATTCTCATCAACACATAAGCAGATGGCTGGCAGGTGCCGCTAACACCCACCAGCCGCCCATTACCACAAATTAAAAAGCCTTCACTGCGGAAGGCGTCTGTAACAACCGAACTGATAATCTGCCAGACCCGCCATAACAAGCTGAGTCAGTATTAACTGGCAGCGTTCGCGTGAAAGGTAGGTATTCTGCGCAATTTCCCCGACGGTCGCCGGTTCGGTGACGCTTAATTCATTAAATACCACTCTGGCGGTTTCGGTCATATCCTGCTGTTTTAGCATGTCTTTTTCCCTTTTCTGGTTAACGTGACACACCAATAACTCTTGTCTGAAAAGCCAGCAAGCTGAAAGACCGGTATTCGCAACCACCAGCACGTTTAACGTACTGCGCCGTTTTTCGGACACAAAAAACCGCCTGGCGGCGGGTTTAAGCTGTGTGGCGTAGTAACCACTCTTAACACGATATAATATTTTTTGCGTACGCGTTATAGTTTTCTTACAATCTATTTCCAACTCCAATTAAAGGAACAGTGATATGACCACACTCAAAGAACTCAAAGAAGAGCTTGCTCAGATTCAAGATGAAAACGCGAAAAATAGAAAAAAAGCTGAAATTGCAGCCTTGGTCACTTCTGCCGACAACGAGATTAGGCTTGCTCAGAGAAATATTGGATACAACGTACGTGAATGGACCGTTGAATTAATTGTACAAAAGTATGGCAATAATCTTGAAACTGACAAAAACGAACTTTTTATTCCTGATTATCAACGCGATTACAAATGGGATATCAAAACAGCCTCTCGATTCATCGAAAGTATATTATTAGATTTTCCAATCCCGTACCTCTACATCTCCGACGTATTTAATGAAGATCCTGAGTTGGATGGTCGTGTAGAAATTATTGACGGTTCACAAAGGATTCGCTCAATTTACTACTTTTGGAACAATCAGTTTGAATTGAAAGACTTAAAAGAACTCAAAAGTTTAGAGGGCTTCAAATTTTCAGATCTTTTGGCTAGCCGCCAGAGGCGATTTTTAAGGGCATCACTAAGATTTATTGAATTGAAAGGTGATGTTGAGGAGCAACATAGAAGAGATTTATTCGAAAGAATAAATTCAGGTGTTAAGAGACTGGAAGCGATGGAGGTTAGACATGGTTCAGATGCGGCCACTTCAATTTTCTATAGGGATGTTGTGACTCCTTGCTCAATAAATCCACTTTTCGCTAGTCTAGCTCCATTATCAGACCGGAAGCGTTCGAATGGCGATCATCGTGAGTTAGTTTTGAGATTTTTTGCATACTTAAATGATTTAGAAAATTATAAGGGTTATGTCGCTCCTTTTATTGACAATTATCTTAATGTTCAGGCCGAAAGGGTCACACAACAAGATGTTGACAAATTTAAACATGATTTTGAAAGCATGCTTGCTTTTGTAGATGCTCATTTCCCTATGGGGTTTAAAAAGACACCAACAAGCAAAACCACCCCCCGTGCTAGATACGAAGCCATAGCAGTGGGAACTGCTCTTGCCTTAAAAGCCAATCCACATCTACAGGCTCCGGTTATTCCTGTAGGAGACTGGCTGTTTGGGGAGGAATTTGAAACCATAGTTACTGCTGATAGTGCCAACAACACCAGCCAACTCAAAAACAGAATATTTTATGTCAAAGATAAATTATTAGGAATGTAACTATGAGTTTGATTGATTTAAGAGATGAATACGAAGAAAGAGCAAGAGATATTATGGAATTGCTTTCTCTTGCGTCATCTTTAGAGGCTCAGACTCAGCAGTTAGATCAGCAAACGCATAAAGATGAAATAGAATCAAATACCCTTAGGGTTAACATTTTAAAATCATCCGTGCACATGATGCTGTACAATCAGGTTGAAAACACTGCCAGAGGATGCATTGAGTCAATTTATGACCATTTGCAAGATAATGAAGTAAATTACGCATCACTCAGGGAGAAATTCCAAGTAAATATCTTGCACCGTATCATTTCAGATAATGAATCGGGAAAATCTCTTTATCAAAAAATTGGTTCCGATATATCTAAAAGGATCATTTCAGCCTCATTAAACATACGTAAAGAATTCAATGGTAATGTTTGCAAGTCTGTATTGCACAAAATAACACAAGCTTACGGAATAACTGTTGCAAACTCACCAGAGTGTAGAAATGGTGTTGACTTAGATTTACTTAAAGATATCAGAAATGAGCTGGCACATGGAAGTACCAGCTTTTCTAAAAAAGGTCAAATAGACCCTTTAGAAGAAGTCAAATCGAGGTCAGAAAGAATTGATCTATATTTGCGTTTATTAATCAACTCAACAGAAAATTATATTACCTCTAACGGGTATTTATCCCCTCAACATGTCTGATAAATGTTTCCCCTATTATCTGACCAATTATAGGGGGAACAGCATTTCCAATCATTGTCCCCAATTTTTGGAATGAAAAAGGCGTCTCCTTGTCAAGGAATTTATAATCCATTGGAAAGGATTGCAAAATCGCAGCTTCACGCAAAGTTATGGCGCGATTTTGCTCAGGATGGCCAAATCGTCCATTTCCATATCCATAACACTGGGTAGTTATCGTAGGGCTAGTATCGTCCCAAACCATCCGTCCATAAACGCTTTTATAGGTAGCACCTGAATTCTTTTTATGACAGTCTGCTCTAATTTCTTCAGGCCAGTCATCCCACGTACCACCAGGTAAAGAATGCATGATTCGTTTAAGATTGATATCCATCAATTTAGGCGAACGATGCAAGGGATCGCTTTCCAGCTTCTCACCTGCCCCTACTTTTGGCAACCTACCAATAGCATCCTTAACAGTAACTTTACGGCTAACTTTTTTTTGATCAAGGCTGATCGGCCCCAATTGGGAACCAATTAGAATTAATCTACGTCTATTTTGAGGTAAGCCATACTCAGAACATCTTACAACGTCGTACCACAAATGATATCCAAGAGTCTTTAATGCACTAACAAACCCTTCAAAAACCTTATGGTTTCTAAGTTGAGGAACATTCTCCATCGTCACAAGCTCTGGCATGACATCACTTACAAGCCTTTGAAACTCATATAACAAACGCCACTTTGTATCGTCTTTACGGCTATTTGGATTACGATACTTGGAAAACGGTTGGCAAGGAGCACATCCAGCAAGCAATCTAATATTTCCTTCCTTGAACATAGCAGACACATCGCAGGATTGCAGTTCTGTAACTGACTGATTAATGAACTGCGTTAAAGGATTATTGCTCTCAATAGCAAAACGGCAGGATTCATCAATATCAATACCATGAGAAACCTCAATCCCGGCTTTTTTTAGCCCAAAAGTTAAGCCCCCCGCACCACAAAAAATGTCTACTGCCTGAATGTTCACAAGATTCTCCGTTACTTTATCCTGGTATTATATACACATAAAAGTTGGGAAAGTAGAACGATTTTACATAGAACTTAAGTCATTGTAGTAAATGAAAAATGACAAGCAGCCATCAATAAACCCCATTGCTGTTTGCATCTCTTTCCGTATTGTTCCATCTGAACATTTCCGTTTTTTAGCAATAGCGCGTAATGAGATACCAATAACAAAGTGAGCAATGATCAACTCATACTCTTCGGGTTTATACTTTCGCAACCGAGCCACACAACCGTCTATCATGATACCTTCGTCATCATCACACTGGAGACGTGACTTTTTACCGTGTGGTAAAAGCCCCTTGAAGCCTGCTGCTATCGGCTGCCAGTCCACACCACTGTTATCTGCTGCAGCCCAGGCCCCCCAACGATCTAAAACTTCGTACATATCACGCATCAGCGCAGTACCTCCTGCACCAGTTTTTCGAACTTTCCAACTTTGGTTTCCAGCTCTGCCACACAATCCACCAGCTCATCCACTGCTTTTTGTGCGCGGTGTTTCGCCTGCATCAGTTCCCTGAGCGCTGGCACCATATCCTTACGAATGGCATCTTTTGTTACGCCTGTCTTTTCCAGTTGTTCCGCCTGTCGTAACATTTCCTGTGCCTGTTTACGTAATTGTTCAGGCGTAAAAGTCATGGTCTGGTTGTTCAAAAGAAACGCTCCATCTTACTGCTGTCGGTTCGCTTATTGCTGTATCTGCGCGGCTGGGGCTGCTGCATTGGGGTGGAAAGAATCTGTGCGCTTTCCTGGTCTACGGGCAGAAAATGTCCGTTATAAAAACGCCGGTAAATCGTCCCCAGAGAACCGTTACGTTGTTTCGTGATATTGATTTCTGCAATGCCTCTGGCCTGCGTATCCGGGTTGTACACTTCATCCCTGTAAAGCATCAGAATGATGTCTGCATCCGCCTCTATTTCTCCGGAATTTTTCAGGTCTGAGTTCATAGGGCGTTTATTGGGCCTGGACTCCACACCACGGGAAAGCTGGCTCAGCGCAATCAACGGAAAACCACCGGATTTTGCCAGGCCTTTAAGCCCCTTTGAGATTTCACCCACGGCAAGGTCATGACGCCCCGTGGTTCGGGTTTTTATCAGCCCGAGATAATCAACCACCACCAGCGCCGTTTCCGGATGTTTAATCAGGTGATGTTTCGTTGTTGCGCATATCTCATCAATGGTCAGGTTCGCCTGGTCCACCATCCAGATATTGCGCCCGGTCATCCGCCCCACTCCTTGTGAGAAACGTGCCCAGTCTTCGTCTTCAAAGTGAGTGACAGATTTCAGGCGTGATACCGGCATTCCTCCAGCCGCAGATACCATGCGTTCACCAATCTGGATGTTCGCCATTTCCATTGTGAACAGAAGAACACCATGCCCCTGCTCAGTCACCTTGTCGATGATATCCAGCGCCAGTTCGGTTTTGCCCATCGAAGGACGTGCAGCAATAAATACCAGGTCGCCAGGCTCCATGCCGCCCGTTTTTGCGTCCAGTTCATCAATACCGGTCATCAACGTCCTGGATTTCTCCAGCCCCTGATTCCGGCATTCAACACGCTCAACCACTTCCGGAAGCACATCATCAATATGTACCGGCTGAATAACGCCCTTTTCCGTCGACAATGAGGCCATCATGTTCTGCGCATCCTTCAGAGCATCTTCAGCTGCTTCACAGGTATGCGCATCACGTAATTTCTGCAGCGCCTCATTCAGTGTTTTTTCTGCATCACGCAATGCGGCATTACGCCGCAACGCCGTAACATAGTGCTCCAGTGACGACTTCACCCAGGTTTTGCGCCCGGTATCAGTAATCACCGGGGCAAGTTCCGGCATCTCATTACACAACAGCACAGGGTCAATCACGCCTGAAACACGGGCCTGTCGGCAGATGCCTGTGTAGATATCCCGATACGCTCGTACAGAAAAAACGTCTGCCGGCAATGTGGCCAGAATATCCATCACTTCATGATCTGCCCCTCGCAGAAAAAACGCGCCAATGACAGCGCCTTCCAGGTCATCGTTACGCCAGACAGGAGAAGTCATGCTGCCACACCTCCGATATGTGCACGGTAACTTTCCCAACCAAACACCAGGCAGTTACGCCCACCATCAGTAACGCGATCCACAATCCGTTCACCAATGGACTCCTTAAGTTGGTCAAATGTCAGATTACTAATCAAAATTGTCGGTAAAACGCTTTCGTAACGTGCATTGATGATTTCCTGCAGGATGGTTATCTCTGTTGGCGTACCGAACTGCACACCAACCTCATCGATGATGAGCAGGTCCAGCGATACAAAATGGTCAATAACTTCATCTTCAGTGCGTTCAGAATTGTGACGCCAGGTATTTTTCACAGCGCGGGTCAGTCGCATGACATCCGTAATTTCGACAGTCGCCAGGTGGTGGCGAATAATATTTTTTGCCATTGATACAGCCAGGTGATTTTTCCCGGTACCGCAATTGCCAATCATGATCATGCTGGTACCCGCAGCAAGACACTTCTCCCATGAACTGGCATAGCGCCGACAAGCCTCAAGATTTCTCTGTGCGTCAGCATTCACAGCCTGGTAGTTCTCAAACTCGCAGTCCTGGAAGCGGCGGGCAATACCAGCTCTGTCAAGTAATTCATGAACTTTCAGGATGCGTAACGCCTCCTGTACCTGATCCAGTTCATTCGCAATGCAGGTCGGGCAACCAGACACCCGTTTGATGGTTTCCCCACGAACATCTGGCCCTTTCAACACCAGACGTGTGTATTTCCCGTGTTTCTCACACTCAGCAGTTTCCTCGCTTGTCAGCCAGTGTTCACAGCGCCACGGACGCTTCCCGGCACGGGCAAACTGCATCTCCTCCTCCAGTTCCGCCCTGCGGTTGAGCAATTGCGCTTTATCGTGTTGTGCGTAGTGTTTTTTTAACTGTTCAAACATTGTTCATCATCTCGAAAAATCACCAGTTGAAGTTCGTTGAACCGTAGTCCTGCTCACTGAATCCCGAGATCGGGAGGCCGGTAGTTCGCCCACCTCCGGGAGCGGCTGGCTGTTGCCAGGATTCCTCAAAATGACGATCGGGTCCAAAGAACGTCGCAGCCTGCTTCACGAACTGTGTGCCGGTATTTCCTGTTGCACGTACCCAGGCGGCATACCGCTTCACGCCATCAAGCATGACTTCAGGTTTTATTCCCTCCCTGAGACGGGCTTTCCAGGCTTTGAAGGCTGCTGACTTGGAATTACCACCAGCACGTTTGGGATATTCCTGCCAGGCCTGTTCAAATTCCGGTGAATATTCCTGTCGGGCAGAACGCGCTGGTGCAGACGCGTCAGCGGATGCGCCAATAGTGTTTTTAGTCTCCGTTGTAATCTCTGTAGTAATCTCTGTATTTGTATCAACATTCGGCGTATCCCCTGTTCCGTTATGACGTTGGGGGGTGTTCCGTTTTAACGTAATAGCTGTATCGCTGATTGCGTTATTGCTGTTACTTTCTGGCGAAACAGAAGAAGGAGTAGTAATGGCAGCAATTGCCTGTGGGTTGATCCCGACAAACAAAATATTGCTGCATTTCACACCATCGAGCATTTCCACCGTGCGTAAATCCAGGGAAATAAACCCGGCATCACGAAGGCGCTTCAACGCATCCGCGGTTTCCCTTTTCCCGAAACCAAACTGCTCAGCAAACGCCTGATAACTTCTTTGCAGCTTGTCCCCCTGAAAACGCTTGCGATATCCCAGCAAAGCCCCGGTATGTTCATCCCTGACTTCTGTCGGGCGGTACCAGTAAACGATCTCTGAGAGCAGAGCGATAGCGGTCGCATCCGGACGACCACTGGGTAGCCGAATATGTTTCCACCAGTTCGCTGGTGTGACATTGCCGGAAATATTAATTTGACCAATAGCCATAACTTCCGGTGTTGGAGCGTAACGACTCACACGGCACCTCCCAGGCGTTTAAACATTTTTCCGGACTGAAACGCCACCAGTGGGTAACTGATGGTGTAGTTACGCCCCAGTAATTCACACACGACTTTCTGGCTTTCGGTACTGACCAGGCAAACCCGCAGAACATGGCCGTTGCTGGTGGCAAACCACTGCCCCACACGGGGGCAACGGTTGTATCGGTGATACAGGGAATTAACGACGCGGCGAATCATGGGCGCACCTCCCATTGATTACGGCTGAAAGCGGTGTGACTGGGGCTGTTTTCTGCCTCATGGAATGCTTCAATACAGCTCTCGTAGTACCGCATTGTGCGCAGACTTAACCCAAGCTGAAGCATCATCAGCCCATCAAGGGTAATGTAATAACCACGCAGGGAATCGCCATACACGTGGTAAGTACCCGGTATGAAATTACGGGAGAAGAATTCACGCGAGCAGTTCAGATACTCGATTTTGTCGACGATGTTCTGGTGCATGCGCTTAAAGTGGCAGGCAACATGCAGGGAGAAAATAACAGCTTTGCCGTTGACGACTTCGATTTTCAGGTATGGGGAAGTTGGGACTGTAGCCATGATGGCAGCCTCCGATAACAGTGAATTACCTTCACCACCGGAAACGCCAATTTCGCTGGTGGTGAACTGAACGGGGTTGGCGTAACCGGCGTTATCGGAAACCGGCGCACCTTTCGGTGCCCCCGCCCAGCCCACCATAATTTGGGTGTGCGCAGACGCAGACGATAAAAAAGACGCTGGTGCGTCATATATCGCCGATAACATTTCCAGGACGCCAATCCCGGCACCCGCTTTATAAGGTGCCAGAACAGTGTAACGTCCCGAAATTGCAGAATCAATATTTAGGCTTGAAACATTCATATGATTACTGGTATTTTTACTAACGCAAATGTTCTTGGATGTTACTGGCTTACTTCTCTGTGAAGTTGCCTTTACCAACGTTGAGCGAGCCGGGTCACTACCCGGCTTTTTTTCACCGCTGCCAACCAATAACCTGAAATAACCCCATTTTCGGGTGATACCAGCGAGTCCCTCGCGGTTCTGCTTCCTCCATAACCCGATAAAAAGCAGCCATAAACGGTTCCACAGCAACAATTGCGCGACGTGACAACAATCCGTCCGGCGTCATGAACTCATGGGTGTCTGTAGGAATTTGATAGGCGTTCACCAGATTGCGGCATTTATCATCTGACAAACCGGTTTTCGCTTTCAGTTGGCGATATCCGGCATAGCCCTCACGAATGGTGCCCTTTTTGATTTGCTCAACTGTTTCGGCAACGTGGCTGACTTTTTCTTCCACCTGAGTGATCCGTTTCTGCTGGCGAACGGCTTCAAGAGCCATCGCAGCAACCATTTCGATTTCGCTCATTGGCTTACGGATCTGCTCTTCCAGTTCGCGCCAGCGATCTACCAGGCGGGCTGTGAATTCGGGACAAAGCTGTGCGACGACAATGATGCTGTCGCGTTTGCCTCGTTCACCTTCGAAAAGATAATGCTTACTTTTTTGAGTTAAACCTAACCCATTGATATTTTCAGAAATCCCCATTGGGGGAAGCTGAATAATCCTTCGTTCAGCAAGGCGCTCAATGGATTGTTTCACTTTGTCATGGCGGCTGCCCACCAGCTCTGCGATTTCAACGCTGGTCATGGATGCTTTGCCGTTAAAAATTGTTGTATTCACTGTTTATCTCCTTCGCACACTCCATCTTCTGTGTGCGCTAAGCTTGGGTGTGCTCCACGCTTGTTTTTGCGCGAGCGGTTCTTGTACAGGTTCAGATCGCACTTCAGAGCTCCATCAGTTAGTTTCTCAAGCTCCAGAGCTGCGCCTTTAGGAATGAGTTCTGGCCATTGAGAAACAGCTTGCTCGCTAATCCCCAGTGATTGAGCAATCGCTCTTTGCGAACCATAAAACTTAATTGCACTAATCTTTATCATTGAGACCTCAACATTAATTGATTAAGCTTAGCGACAGGACCTACAACACAATCCTACTATCAAGTATACTTGAGGGCAATATGAACACAAAACTAAAGTCATGTCAGTCTTCTCCACTCTCAATGGGGCACAGGATTCTGTCACGCAGAAAAGAACTTGGTTTAAGTCAATTAAAGCTGGCACAAGCAATGGGGGTATCAATGGCTGCTGTATCTTTATGGGAGAAAGGAAAGACAAGCATAACTAGCGATAAGTTATTGAAATTATCAGAACTATTACAGTGCGACGTACAGTGGCTTTTAAATGGAAACACAGAAAAACCTAAGTACACACTTACCCGGGAGAATGGAGAAACTCTTTTTGATTCAATGAGCAACAAACTGATACGAGGTATTATTGAATCTATAGATCCAACAATCATTGAGGATACAAGCTATTTATTTGAAATATTTGCGAATTTACCCACAAAAGAGAGGGTAAAGGTGTTGGATTTTGCAAAAAATCTTCTGGAAGAACACTCAAAAAACATCTTGCTAATCACGCAAAAACTCAATCAAAAAGACTAAATTATACTTGACTATCAATTATAGTTGATAAATCATTACCTCACAGCGCATTATTGGAGCTTTGAGAAATGATCGATTTTATTGACGCTATAGATGACATCAACAAGCTTTCTGCATCCCTTAACGCAGCCTGCTTGTTGTCTTCAGGTACCGAGAAAGAGCGAGATGTTTCATATTCATTACTTCTAATTTCAGCTGAACTGGCATCTTCTCTTGCACAAGAAGATTTTTCACAAAGAAGACAAGAGCGCACTAAATCTTGCCGTCACCTTGCTATGGTGACTATTAGTTCCCGCCTTCGCACCCAACGCGAAGCCTGCGGCTTAACAACCGCCGAACTCGCCAGGCTGCTCGATCTCGATGAAGAAATCATCATCCAGTGGGAAAGCGGAGAGCATGAACCAACTATCAGTATGCTTATCCCACTGGCAAATATTCTTGGCTGCGATCCGATGTGGCTGTTAACCGGTAAACCAACAGCAGGAGATACTTGCGCATGAAAAAGTTCGAAAACATAACCGTTCTCCATGTTGATGACTTTGATTATACAAACCCGGAACTTCTCCCGGAGGTTGTAAAGGCAATAGATGTTGCCGATATAGTGATTAGAGGAAAGAGAATTGTCAAAAACAGACTCGCATGCACTTCAGGAGCAATGACAGAAACAACCTCACAACAAGATGATTATGAAGGCATTTGTCTGGAGCCGGACTCATTTGCGGTAAATGTTTATCATTTATTGCATGCAACACAGGTATTACATATGTCCAGTAATCACGAAACAAAAACACTTGGCAGCGAAATTCTGAATTTTGCATGTGAATATGCAAAATCTGCTGCCGAAAAAGAATTAGCGCAATAACAATAAATATTCCCTGAATGTTTATTACGGTTTTATCGCCGGGGATTGTTGCAACCTTTATTCGCAGGAGATTATGTTATGACTTTCCTGAAACATAAGGCATCGTATAAAACTGCCTGCCTCATTGCACAACATGGAGATTCTTATCTTCATATAGCCAGCCTGTATTTGCGCAAAGCATATGGGAGATAAGTCAATGGAAGAAAAACAACAAAACATAACACATAAAAAAGTAAGAGTGTTGCTAACCATTGAAAATGGTGAAGTAATTTACTCAAAACATCTGTTGGATAATGAATTCGTTGGTTGCATGGATACATTTCTGTGGATGGCAAAAAGAGCTGGCTACACGATTATTCCACCAGCAAAGGAGCAAACATTATGAATCATTCAGAGTTCCGACCAGAAGTTACGCCACATGGCATAAAAATTGGCAATACAACCATTGATTTTGTTGATGCCGTACAGCGACTTAATGATGGTGAATACGATTATCCAAACTCACACGGTTTAAGAATCATGCAATGTATTGCTGAAGCCGATGATGCAGGGTTGCTGGGACGATTTTCAGTCGATATGAAGGTTGCTCAGTGGCGATGGCTGTATGTGACGACATTTATAAATGAAGAGGAAGACAAGAACGGCACTGTTGATATCCCTAACGATAATGGAACTACAGATCGCGCAGTTATTTACAAGGGGAAACATGGTTGCCTGAGTATCTACCCCGGACCACTTCGCATTGCCCTGCAAAACCATGTCGAATGGGGATTTATTGAAAAATATGGCGAAGCTGAAGGCATGGGGCGAGTTCTGTTTCTCTATCAAAAAATGCTCATCGCAGATCCTGATAATGGTTTCATTGTCTCTGCTATGGGGCGCGAAGGGCTTGAACTCCTTCTGGATGAAATGATTAACGACCTGAATACTCATAGTATGCCAGAAGCGCCAGTGACACATTAAATATTAAGAAGAATATAATTCTTCCGTTTTTTACTAACCGTTTGTATGAAAAGCAACCGTGAATTAAACAGAGTAAAACTGATTTTAATCCTTGCCACAGTACTGACACTAACTGAAATCATTATTCTCTTTATTGTGCTATCAGTCGGTTAAAAATATCGGGATACCACAGACCAATGAGACTGTATTTCACAATAGTAATTTTACTGGCAATTATCGCATGTATTTACGGATTACTTGTTCCGTTCCTTATATCCATGAAGGATACGATAGCAGTTATTTCTGGCTTTGCACTGGCGTTTCTGACCCCGCCCTGCATTTATGCCATTTACAAGGGTTTTTCTTTCACTAAGGATAAAAGATGAAAAAAATTATTTTTGCTTTAGCCATTGTTCTGCCGACTATTGGCCTTGTCGGTTGCGATCGCGTTGAACCAGGTAATGTTGGCATCAAGGTAAATAAACTGGGCGACGACAAAGGCGTCGGTGAGGTGGTCGGTGTTGGTCGCTACTGGACTGGCTGGAATACTGAAGTTTACATCTTCCCCACCTTCAAGCAAATGAAGACCTACGATGAACCGTTCAGTTTCCAGATGAGTGACGGTACAACCATCGGCTATCACATTGGCGTGGCCTACAAAGTTGATCCATCCAAAGTTACCACGGTGTTTCAGACCTACCGCAAAGGCGTGGATGACATTACCGACACCGACCTGCGTCAGAAGATCGCCGACGCACTTAACCGACTGGCCAGCAAAATGACCACCGACAAATTTATCGACGGCGGCAAGTCTGAGCTGCTGGATGCTGCTCTTAAAGACATTCAGGAAGAAATGACGCCCATCGGTATTCAGGTAATGAGCCTCTCATATGTGGGTAAGCCGGAGTATCCGCCAACCGTTCTCGACAGCATTAATGCCAAAGTCACGGCGAACCAGAAAACACTGCAGCGCGAGCAGGAAGTTAAACAGCGCGAAGCGGAAGCCAACATGTTGCGCGCGGAAGCTGCCGGACAGGCAGATGCGATTCGCACAAAAGCCCAGGCTGAAGCCGATGCTATTCGTTTACGCGGTGAAGCTCTGCGCCAGAACCCCGGTGTTATGGAGCTGGAAGCCATCAATAAATGGAACGGCACACTGCCGCAATACATGACCAGCGGCGCCAGTACACCATTTATCCAGGTTAAATAACTTATATGCCCGGCAGGTCGCCGGGCTAAGGGAAAAGCAGATGAACACCCATAATGCCCAACCGCAAATAATGAACTATGACCCGAATCTGACGTCATGCGGACGCATGACAAAACAAACCGTTCGATTAACTTTCGGGTTATGGGAATACCGCGAAACATTCGAAGTTACTGTCGGCGGCAATCTGACCGGACTGGATGTTATCAGTTGCGCTATTGAAAGCCTGTACGCAACACTGCCTTATGAAGAAGTCGAGGATGAGCGCACAGGGGGAACAGATATCATGGCCACCATTAATATTGGCGAACTGATATGTCAGGATGAAGACCTGTCCGGAGAACTCTGGCTTGCCGGGATGCTTATCTCAGCAGAAATTATCAGTATTGAACCCGCTACAAACATACGACTCTGAAGTTCTCACTATTCAGAGAGCAGGAGAAAAAATGTTCGCTTTGATTAATCAGGGACAACTGTATACCGACAGTGCCGGTTACCCGGTAAAAATTATTCGCTGCATAAATAACACTGTGTTGTACAGAAGAATGGATGGGCGAACACAGTCGGTAAAAATAAACGATTTTAATGAACTGTTTGAACGGCTCGATCACCAGGAATACCGACAAATTCTGGCAGAAACAGAACAGGAAACTCATCTGAAAAAATTACGGGCCATGAAAAGGAAATAAAGAATGAATAAAGCGTTTGAGCTATGGGTACGCCAGCGTTACGGCAATCGCTATGACCTGACGCGAGATGTTGACGGTTTCTACTGCCGTGAAATTGTGAAACGAATGTTTGAAGTGTGGTGCCACTGCCGTGGGCTGAGTGTTGTGTGAGGTAATGCATGGGCAATGTGATTCAACTGGCTCCCAATGAATGGGTTTGTGAAAGCGTTCTTATCGCAATTACCGGGCTCAAACCAGGCACAATTCTCCGGGCCCGGAAAGAATGCTGGATGGTAGGAAGAGAGTATATTCACGTATCGCCTGACGGTAATCCAAAACCTTCCAGCGAATGTATGTATAACAGAAAAGCAATCGATGCCTGGGTCGCTTCAATGAAAAACAAACAACCTGGGTGATTTAATACCATGAAATATGTAAGCTCATATCGCTCTTGGGCGTCTGGAGGTATCGATGGATAAAGTCAAATATCCAACAGGCGTCGAAAACCACGGTGGCACATTACGCATCTGGTTTAATTTTAAAGGTAAACGTGTCAGGGAAAATCTTGGTGTCCCTGACACTGCCAAGAACAGGAAGATCGCCGGAGAGCTGCGGACATCTGTATGTTTTGCCATTCGTACAGGAAACTTTGATTACGCTGCGCAGTTCCCTGACTCTCCTAACCTCAAGGCTTTTGGGGTAAATAAAAAAGAAATTACGGTGAAAGAACTTGAAAAAAAGTGGCTGGATCTGAAACGCATGGAAATCTCTGCAAATGCATTCAATCGCTATGAGTCCGTTGCAAGAACAATGATTCCGAAAATTGGAGGTAGCAGACTGGTGTCAACGGTGACCAAAGAGGAATTGCTGTATATCAGGAAAGATTTGCTGACCGGATATCAGAATTCAACGAAAGACAAAGCACCAGCAAGAGGACGGAGCGTCGTTACTGTAAATTATTATATGACGACAATCGCTGGAATGTTTCAGTTTGCTGCAGATCACGGTTACTTAGAAGCAAACCCCTTCGAGGGAATTAAGCCTCTTAAAAAAGCCAGGGCAGAGCCAGATCCGCTAACTCGTGACGAATTTATTCGCCTGATAGATGCTTGCCGGCATCAGCAGACAAAAAACCTGTGGTCATTGGCTGTGTACACAGGAATGCGTCATGGTGAGCTGGTCTCCCTGGCCTGGGAAGATATCGATCTGAAAGCAGGAACAATTACTATCAGGCGCAATTATACGAAACTCGGTGAGTTCACTCTACCTAAAACTGAAGCAAGTACAAACAGGGTTGTGCATCTTATCCAGCCCGCTATCAGTGTCCTGAAAAATCAGGCTGAAATGACAAGACTGGGTAAGCAGCACCACATCAAGGTTCAACTACGTGAATATGGACGTTCAGTGAATCATGAATGTACTTTCGTATTCAACCCCCAGGTGGTTAGAAAAAGCAAACAGGTAGGTTTTATCTACAAGGTAGATTCCATTGGCGACTCATGGGAAACAGCCATTAAGCGTGCAGGCATCAGGCATCGAAAGGCATACCAGTCACGACACACTTATGCGTGCTGGTCATTATCTGCCGGAGCAAATCCAAGCTTCATTGCCAGCCAGATGGGCCATGCAAGTGCCCAGATGGTTTTCAATGTATACGGAGCATGGATGACTGACAGCAATGCAGAACAGATCGCAATGCTGAATCAGAAGCTGGCAGATTATGTCCCAATGATGTCCCATAGTCACCAAAGTGACACAAGAGGCCTATTAAAATCAGTGGGTTAG